TGATAAGGTGTTCGGCACCACATCAACAACTGCAATCGGAGAATTGAGGCCTGAGCAAATAGCTGATGGCTACAAAAAGGTCGGACTTGAGGCGGTTGCCATGGGTATCGCAGAGATAGTTGAGGTGGATGGCCGCAAGCGGCTGATCGCCAGATCATGCACCAATGGCAAAGAAGAAAAAATACCTGCCGAGGCCGCCAAAAAAGGAGCCAAGAAATAAGACCAATCGCTACTCGGCTTCCGACTCTGTCCTCATCGTGGAAGCGTGAGGGCGGAGATCGGCAGCTGAGAGCATACAAAACCATTATGGGAGTAACCATCAACTACAAGCTGGGACAAGAAAAACAGTGGGTTAGAAGCACCATCGATGTCGTGCGGGATGCCGCCATTGTCATGCTGGATCGGTCAGTCATATCGGGAATTAAGCCGTTTGAGATCCATCGTCCCGAATCAACGAAACTGCATGTTACGATAGGCGGCTGCGAAACCCTCACATTTGACTTCAGGTCACGAAAGGAGTGGGAAGAGGAACACAAAAAGAACGGATGGAACTATCAGCATTCCGCGCTCACTATGGGCGACATCGCAAAAGAAGACGATGATGGCATGCTTTGGTCAGCCGCATTCTGCAAAACGCAATTCGCTCAAAATATCATTGAGCATAAATTCGTTGCTGATCTCATCAGAGTTGCAGCCTGCTATTGCCGCGTTGCCGTGATCTTTGATGAAGGCGACTACTACCATTCCGGAAAGCTTGAAGATGCAACCGGAGCCATTGAAGACAATGGAAAAATGATTGATAGCATAGCAGGAAAACTCAAAGCCACTGATCTTGAGGTGATCCAGAAAGGCGAGACGAAAATCGCGCGGCGCAAACAAAGAGACAAATAGATAAAAACAATTGAGTAACCAACACACCGCCGAACTCGGCGGTGTAGGGGTTCAGAAAAATGATGGACAAGATACTTCCCAACACAACCCAAATCCCGAATGTCGTGTTTGATGAGCTGCTGCCGCGCCTGAAAGACGTCGAGCTTCGGGTATTACTAATTGTCATCCGCCAGACTCTTGGTTGGGTTGAGGACAGAGAAACCGGCCGGCGCAAAGAAAAAGATTGGATATCAGTACACCAGTTTGAGATCAAGACCGGCTGCAAGCGGTGGGCAATAGGAAAAGCGATCAGCTCGCTCATCCAGGCGGATCTCATTGAAGCATACTCGGAAGACGGCAAGCTGCTTGCTACTCCGCACGAACGGCAAATGGCGGGAATGAAGATATTCTATCGTTTGAAAACAAGACAGCCAAACCTTTTTCAAAAACAAGGGGTGAGTGAAATTCACGCACGGGTGCGTGAAAAAGAGCCCCGCACAAATTCACGCACTACAAAAGAAACTCTTTCTACAAAATATATTCCATTAAGGAACGATGCTCAAAAATGGAATCAAGAGTTCTTTGCGGCATGCAAAGAGATCACCGGTGAGATTATGAAAGAAACTCCCTATGATCGGCAGCGCTACCCTCGCTTGATTCGTCAGAAATTCCCCGACCTCTTGTTTCTTAAATCGGCAATGCACTACGCGTGGAACTTGCGGCGAAAGGACGGCTTTTGCTACTGGCGAGAGGGCAGGATGACGCTTGCCAAGCTCTATCACCGCATCTTGCCTGAATATCAAGAGGCGCTGAAAGCAAAAGAGAATCTTAAAATCTTTGCCGAGATGAAAAGAGCGGTATTTATTCCACAATCATGAAAATCATTTTTACTATTTGCGGAAATCACGAAGACCCCATCGGCAATCCGATTCCCTATGTGCGGAGCACACGGGCTGCACTGTGGAGATCAGACGGAAAGCGTTACGCGGCATGGAAAGGATATGTCCAGAAAAACCTCATTCTCTCAAACCTTGAAGATGACGCAATCATCCGGATCCGGAACAATATGCTGCGGTTCGGCAAGCCATTGGATATCGGAAAAACAAAAGCGCGGATAGACATTAAGATTTTTTGGAAAAACGGAAGCCATGGGGATCCGGACAATATTTTCAAAGGCATTGCAGATGCGCTTTTCTTGAATGATCGAAATCTTGACGGCTCATTTGAAAGTTCCATTGCCGAGGACGGCAAACCAAAGGTCGAAGTAATTATTACATGGGATGATTGATATTATGGAAATCATCAAAGTAAACATCGCTGATCTTCGAATCGCTGAATACAATCCGCGTGAGATCGCCAAAAGAGAGTTTGAGTCGTTGAAAAAGAGCATAGCGGAGTTCGGATTTGTTGAACCGATTGTAGTGAACCGGCATCTTTGTGATGCCTGCGGTGACCGCAATAACGTCATTATCGGAGGCCATCAACGTGTTGCAGCGGCAACTGCGCTCGCAATCACCGAAGTGCCTGCTGTATTGGTTGACGTGCATATTAATCAAGAAAAGAAGCTGAATCTTGCGCTCAACCGCATCCATGGCGAATGGGACGAAACCAAGCTTGCCACGCTCATTCAAGAACTTTATGCTCGGCCGCAGATCGACCTTGGCGCTACCGGATTTACCGCCGCCGAAATAGACAAGTATCTTGACCGCGCTGACGCGGCAGAAGACGATTTTGACGCTGATAAAGAATATGAGAAATCTCTGATTGCTCCGCTGACTCAAGTGGGCGAGGTTATTAATCTGGGTCCGCATCGCCTGATCTGCGGCGACTCAACCGATCCGGAAGTGTATAAAAAACTTCTCCAAGGTGAGAGCCCACATCTCATATTTACGGATCCGCCCTATAACGTGGATTACAATTATGCGAAATACAAGGATGGCCGAAAAGTAAAGTTTGATAAGATATTCAATGACAATTTGCCCGAGCATGAATTTGTCGAGTTCTTGAGGAAAGTATTTGCCTTGGCGCACCAGCACTCGACCGAAACCGCTTCGATGTATTCCTTCTGTGCCTCAAAAACGTATCCGCTATTCCGTAAGGCAATGGATGATGCTGATTGGTACTACTCTCAAACGATCATCTGGCTCAAAGAACGATTCGTGCTTTCGCTTGGGCAGACCTTCCACCGCGCATACGAGCCCATCCTCTACGGCTGGAAGAACGGATCAACCCGTCAGGTGAATTACCAAATCACCAATGCCACGAATTTCTGGAATCTGAACAAGGGCGAATTCAAAGACGTCCTTGATCTCTGGTTTGAGCAGCGCGATAAGGCAAGCGACTATGAGCATCCGACCCAGAAGCCGATCAAACTCGGCATCCGCGCATTGGCGATCTCGACCTCCCCCGGCGATATCGTGCTTGATTGCTTTGGCGGATCCGGCTCCACGATGATGGCATGCGAGAAAATGGCGCGAGTGGCGCGGATGATCGAGCTTGATCCTGCTTATTGCGATGTAATCCGCAAACGCTGGGAACGGCACCAAACAGGATAAAACAGGATCGTTATGCCCGCGTACAGTAAAGACAATGAACTCTATCACATGGATCGTATTCGTGAAGCGCTCTTCATCAGGCCGAAAGCTGGAGCTCTAACGGTGCAAAGGATTCTTGAGCAGGATCGGAATAGCCCGCTCCACTTGCACCAAGATTATGTAAACCGATTGTTGCAAAAAATCCGAAAGGAGCGGGCGAATAGGCAGTACAAAAAAATTACCGAAGAAATCGCAATGATGGAGGATGAGTTTGAGTGGCTTCGTGAGGAGACGATCCGCATCATGCTTGGCAGTGCTGACCCTGCAGGAAAAGTCCGAGCCATTACCGCTATGTGGAAGATGCGGATTGACCTCTACGAGGCAAAGCTGAATGCAGGCATTTTTGAGCGCCGCTTGGGAGTGCTTGAGATTGAAAAGCGGTATCGTCCATTGCCTCCGGATCTGAAACAGAAAATAGTCGATGTAATGCGAAATTGGAATGTCATACCAAGAGAAGCAGAAACAAAACTCATCTCATTAAATGAAAATGCAAATGCAATCTCCTACAATGAATCAGCAAGAGAGCCAGGACACCAGCGCATTGTGGAGAGACAATGATTTTCTTGATGACTACGAGATGCGGGGCAAAATGGCAAAAACGCTCAAAGGGTTTAGTCTGGTGCATTTGTCGCACTACCTCACGCTTCCGCCGGCAAGTTTCCACCCTGAAATGTTGTTGCTGCTTGAAGACGAAACCATGCGGTTCCTCTCGATTACCGGCTTCCGCGGAAGCGCCAAAAGCTCATTCGGGTCGTTAGCGCTTCCTCTTTGGGCGGCACTGGAAGGTAAAGCAAAGTTCATTATCCCTTTTTCCGATACCGCAGCGCAGGCCCGCCTGACGATCGCAAATATTCGCCATGAGCTCGAATCGAACGAATCAATCCGGCTCGACTACGGCGACATGAGCGAAGGCATCTCAAAGCAGCAAGAGTGGACGCAGAACAGCCTGCTCCTTTCCAACGGTACGAGGATCATGAGCCGCAGCCGCGGGCAGCGCATCAGAGGTTTGCGGCACATCCAGTATCGCCCCGATCTTGTCATCATTGATGATCCGGAAGAACTGGAGAAAGTGCAGAAAAAAGAGTATCGGGACAAGACCGAGCGTTGGCTCCGGTCAGAAGTGATACCGGCGATTGAGGAGACGCGTGCGCGGCTTATCCTCATTGGGAATGTTCTTCATACCGATGCGCTCATGGCACGACTGAAGTATGATCCCATCTTTACGCATCGCGAGTATCCACTTGTTGACGCTGATGGAGTTGTCGCATGGCGCGCCAAGTATCCGACAAAAGAATCCTTGGAAGAGCAAGAGAGAAAAGTTGGCAGGACCGCATGGCTCCGCGAGTATCTGCTCAAAGTAGTCCCGCCCGAAGGCCAAGAAGTGAAAGACGAATGGATTCAATACTACGATGAACTCCCAACCATCAAAGACGAAAAAACAGGCGAGGAGAGATCAGTGCCGATTTCAACATCGGGTGTTGGTATCGATCTTGCGATAAGCAAAAAAGAGACCGCTGACTTTACGGCCATGGTAGCGGGATTAAGCATTACCCAAACCGGCATGCCGAAGATCTACATTCTGCCAAATCCTACGAATGAACGCTTCTCATTCCACGAAACACTGATCGCAATGAAAAATACGTACAGCGCCATGAAACAGTGGGCGTTCCCGCAGTTCTTCATTGAAGATGTAGCATATCAAAAAGCCGCAATCGAGGAGGCGTTGCGGAACGGGATTCCCGCACGAGCCATGAAGGCCGGAATGGATAAGCGCGCCCGATTGCGGGCTGCCGTGACATTCATCCAAAACGGTACGGTGTTGTTTCCGCGTATAGGGTGCGAGGATCTGATCGCCCAGCTTACCGGATTCGGAGTTGAAGATCATGACGATCTGGTTGATGCGTTTGTCTATTTAATACTTGGGCTAACCCAACAGGGACTTGAAATGCCTGACGTCATCGGACTGCTATGAGCAAAGAGGATTTTATCAAATCAAGAATTATGCGTGAAATTACTCCGGAGTGGGAGCGGCTCTTTCGTGTTGCATCCATCATCGGTCGCGGTACTGCCACGGTAGTATTCAACGAGGGCCGGCCAGTACAGATTGATATTGCCGTGAAGAAAATCAAGCTTGATTCAGATCAGGATTTTGAGGAGAAGCTTAAAACCATTCCGTTGCTGTAAGGATTGTGATCTCGTAAGTTATCCACACCTCTGTTATTTGACCTGCTAACAGATTTTGGTAATAATCAAGATGTAACTTAATAACTCCTTCCGCATTTGCGGATTGAGTCTTGTGGCGAAACACAGGGCTCGCAATCATAGCTGATTTTTAATCGGCTCGGATTGCGAGCCTTTTTTGTTTGCAAACATCATGCCATTCCTCGATACACTGCTATCAAAAGTCGGGCTTGCGCGTAAAACCAAAACCGAAATCCCACTCATAACCGGGACCGGCTTGGCCGATCCATTCGCGTTGTGGCTTGGTGAAAAGAAGCTTGCCACAGAAAAAGCCATGGCTATCAATACCGGCTGGGTGTATACCTGCGTGCGAGCAATTTCCGAAGAGATTGCAAAACTCGAGTTCCGGCTTTTTCAGATAAAGGATGATGATACATCGGAGGAGATTCCGGAACATGAACTGCTTGATTTGCTCGAAGGGGTCAATCAGTTCATGACCGGCTTTGAGTTGAAATACCAAACCGGCGCACATCTTGAACTCGCTGGCAATGCCTACTGGCTGCTTGATGGCGTGGAAAATGAGGGTGACCTGCCAACCGCAATCTACCCTCTGAATCCTCGCTACATGAAAGTCATCAAAGAGCCGCTTCCGAAATTTATATCGGGCTATCAATATCGCGTGGGCAATAAGCTCCAAATCTTTCAGCCATACCAGATTCTTCACTTCAAATATCCGGATCCGAACGATCCATATGAGGGCATCGGTACGGTGCAGGCGATCCTTGACTGGATTAATGCGGACAACTTCGCCTCACAAGTGAATCTGAACTATTTCAAGAATGGTGCGCGTCTGAGCGGAGTGCTGGAAAGCGAATCATACACCACCGCAGAGCAGCTTGATTACATTGCAAAATCGTTCCGGCAACTCTTTTCCGGAGCAGGCAACGCGTATCAAATCGCCGCGCTACCCAAAGGCACGAAATATAATCCGCTTTCAGATACGCCGAAAGATATGGACTTTGCAAACTTGCAGCAGGTTATGCGCGATAAGATTCTCTCCGGTTTCCGCGTTTCAAAAACAATCCTCGGCACGGCCGAGAGCGATACGAATCGTGCAACTGCGGAGACAGCTGATTATGTTTTCGCAGCGCGAACCATCAAGCCCAAGATGCAGCTTATCGTCGCGTACCTCAACGAGTTTCTTGTACCGAGATTCGGCGAGAACCTCTACCTTGATTTCGTTGATCCGGTTCCAGAAAACCGAGAATTTGAAATACAACAAATGACCGCCGCATCCGGCGGAAGTCCGGTATTGTCGCCGAACGAACTCCGCGAAAGATACTTTGGTGCGCCGCCTATTACCGGCGGAGATGCAGTGCGAGTTCCTATATCTTTGAGCATGACCATTGGAGCGCCAGCTCAACCTGCCAAAAACAGAAAACCGCAATCCAAGTTTGCGGGAAAAAGTAAGCCTGCAACAAAGTATGCTCGCAGATCAAAAACAAGAAAATCAATCGCCGAAGAGATTGCAAAGGCAGCACTTGAAGCCGCAAAGGAGTTGGAGGCCAAAGAAAGTGAAGTGAAGAGCAAGCAGTTCGCAGAACTTACCGAGAATGAGCTTGAGATAATCTATAAAGTTTTTGCTACCCGAGTCGCTCCATACCACCTTGCACTCAAGGAAAAAATTCGCAGTTTCAATACAGAGTGGAAAATGCAAGCTCTGAAAAATCTTGATCGCGCAATCAAAACAAAAGCGATTGACGAAGTGCTACTATTTGACCGAGAAGTTTTTGTAAGCGCTTTAATAGATCTTTCAGAGCCGATTCTAACCGAGCTTTATGGCAAAGAAGGGGTGGCAGCGGCCGAAGCCATAGGTGCTGGCGATGTTACCATCCTCACGCCCGAGGTCCGAAGAGCAATCCAAGAATCGGTGGATTTGATGAGCAATGCATATAACGATGAAACTCTTGCTCTCTTAAAACAAAAACTAAGCGATGGACTCGAGCAAGGCGCAACGATTGATGAACTTAAAGATCTTGTTTCGCAAGTTGCCGAGTTCAGCGACGAAGTCCGCGCCGAGCGGGTCGCAGAAACAGAAACCTTCCGCATTGCCAACTCCGCAACAAAAGAAGCATGGAAGCAGGCTGGCGTAGTCAAAACAATCAAATGGTATACCGCAATTGACGAGCGGGTGTGTCCCTTCTGTGCGCCGCTCCACGGAAAAGTTGTTGGTATTGAGGATAACTTTTTCAACCAAGGAGATGTGGTTGTAGGCGAAAGAACCGATGCAGATGGGAACAGGCAGACGGTTACCATGCAGCTCGACTACGCAGATGTAGGCGCGCCACCATTGCATGTTTCGTGCCGCTGTTATGTTCGGCCGGAAGAGATCGCACTTAGCATGCAAAATGGCGAGCGCAAAGGCATATAAAAAATAATCAAAACTATGGAAGAAAAATTTACAAAACTGACAGATGAAATTGCGGCAAAGATCGCGGAGCGCTTTGAGACAAAAGAGATGCAGGACTTCATATCAGCGACAAAGGCGGCCGAAGATTCGGGGAGCTTTGAGGTTGTCATATCAACTGGAGACGTTGATCGCGATGGCGAGATCATAGATCAGAATGGATGGGATTTCGCTCTCTATAGAATGAATCCAATCGTGCTCTGGGCGCACGACTACGGTTCTCTTCCCATTGGGATTACAGAAGACATCCGGATCGAAGGAAATCAAACCATAGCGAAAGGAAAGTTCGCTCCTGAAAGCGCGAATCCTTTCGCCCAGCAGGTGCGGCGGCTGTATGACCTTAAAATTGTCCGCGCAACTTCAGTCGGCTTCATCGCCCGTGATATGAATGGCAACACCATAACAAAAGCAGAACTCATGGAGTTTTCATTCGTTCCCGTGCCTGCCAATCCCTATGCGCTCTCAATTTTAGAAAGCAGAAAACTGAATGCCGGCGAATTCATCGCCAAAGGAATTCTCAAAGAGGAAAAACAGGGCGGCGCTCAACCCGTAGAAGGGGAAGCGTGTACCATGTCTGACGGATCAATTGGTGTTTATGCGAGAGACGAAGATACGGGACAAATTGTCTGCGAGCCAAAGGTAGAAGAAAAACCAAAATCAGCGGCAGTGATCAAAGAGGAATTGCTGCGGCACGAGGAGGAAATTAAAACCGCTGTCGTCGTGCACACGCAAAAGATACTTGATGCAATTGGAGCAGCCGGAGAAGGAAAAGACGCAAGCGCACTTGTCGGAAAAGTTGGCAGGGTTCTTTCAGAAAAAAGCCGCAGCTTAATCAAATCAGCCATCGAACAAATCAAAGCAACAGCCGCTGCCTTAGAGGAGTTGCTTGTCGCAACAGATCCACAAGGTAGCGAGGGGGAGGAAGCTGCTGATGGGCAGTCCTCGAAGCAAAGGTCGAGCAGCGCAGGGTTCGTATTCACTCTTGAGGACTTTGACGAGTTTCTTGAGACGCGAAAAATCTTGCGCTTGGTAAACACGGCGACTTCGCAGGCGCTTGAGAAAATAAACAAGCGTCCGTTGAAGAAGCCGGTACGAAAATGAACGAAGAAAAACAAAAAGCTCTTGAATCAGTAATCACGAAAGCAGTTGACAGCGTGCTTGAGGAAAAACTCGCCAAAGCTATAAGCCCGACGGTTGCCGCGGAGACAAAGAAAATCGTTGAGCAGATGCGAGTTGAACGCGTACTTTTTGGGCACGACCGATCAGGTCTGTCCGATGATCAAAAGGAAGAGTTTGCTTCGTCAGTGAAATCAGTAGCAAAAGGAAGCTATCGGGCAAAGGCGGGTGAGCTTATCGAGGAGTCCGACAATCAGGGCGGGTATCTCGTCTCCGTTGATGTCGCAAACGCGATTCTTCGCATTGCAGCTTCAGTAGGTCTTGTCCTCTCTCAAGCAACGAAGTGGGGCCTGAAAGCTGATGAGCTCGACATTCCGGCCTATACCGGCGCGTTTCTTGAAGGCGATTATTTGGGACTGAATGCCGCTGGCGTGAACACGGCACTCACCTTTGACCAAGCGCGACTGATTGCCAAGAAATGGCAGCTCGCGTTTGTGGTTGGCAACGATCTTCTCGCTGACGCTTCAGTCAATCTTGCCGATTGGCTCTTGGCGCTCGGCGCGGAGGCACTGGCGAACCGCGTGGACAAAGAGACATTCAACGGAGGCGGTTTTGCGAACTCCCCGTTCGTGGGAGTTCTCAACCATCCGACAGTTCCGCTCTTCACGCTCGCCGCAGGGCATACCTCGTTTGCGAGCATGGACATTCCCGACACGTCCGACATTATCGCTCAAGTTGAGGAGTCGGTGCTCGACGGCGCCGCATTCTTCATGCACCGCACGGTCTGGGCGAAGCTTCGGGCGCAGAAGGATACCGCCGGAAACTTCATCTTCGGCTACGTCAACACAAATTTCGGATCCATCGAGAAGCCGTCGGGAATCAATCCGCAAGGGTACATTCTCGGCTTTCCGGTCTACACCACGCGCCATCTGCCTTCCAACTCGCAGTCCGCAACCGCTACCAAATTTGCGGTGTTCGGCAACCTGAAAGCAGTTGCGTACGGAGACAAGGGCGAGCTTCGCGTAGCACAGTCCGCATCCGGAACATTTGGCGGCAAAGAAATCGCGCTTGCGGATCAAACGGGGCTCATCTACAAGCACCGCCACGGCGTAGTTATCGGACTTCCCGCAGCGTTCGTGAACGTAAAGACGGCCTAATTTTGATTGCAAACCGGCCTCGCTCCTTGCCTTTTCCTCGGTCGGGAGCGAGCCAGTCGGAATGATTACCCACTAATAACGCAAAAACAATGAGCAAGTATAAAGTATTGCAAGCGTTCTCGCTTGACGGCGTTGAGCCGCAAGGCACTCGGTACCAAGAAGGCGCCGAAATAGAGCTTGATGACGCGAAAGCCGCGGAGATCGGATCGAGTTACCTTGAGAAAATACCTGAAGATGCAGGTGCGGAAAAGGCCGGAGAAAACGCCTCTGCAGGCAGCGAGAGCGCAGCGTGATCCTCGCTCAAAATAATATCACGCTTCTGTTCGTTGGAATTGCGCCTTAGCAATTCGTCATAGTCGAACGATCAGAATTTATAAATCAATAAGAAAAAAATCATGCGCAGCGTTTACGATAATATCCTCTCGAAGGTAAGCCTTCGTCCCCAAGCGATCACTGCAAACACCAACGGCATCGGCATCGATACGCTTGGCTACAACTCCGCGATGATCGGCTTGGAAGTCGGCGTGGTATCCGGCACAACCCCGACACTGGATGTCAAAATCCAAGATTCGGCAGACAATGCGACATTCAATGATCTTTCACCCTCTGTCGCGTTTACGCAGGTGACTGCATCTAACAATTCACAGGCGCTCCGTCTGGATGGATTGAATGGCACCGGACGGCGCCGCTACATTCGCGTGGTAGCAACTGTAGGCGGCACTACGCCGAACTTTCAAACCTCTACAGTCATTCTTCTTGGCCGGGCATGGCGAGGTCCAGTCCAGTAGCACTGAATTGAGTCTCGGCAGACGCGCCCTCGTATCAGCAACTGGACGGGGGCTCGGAGCGGAGGCCTAATCGGATCCGAAAACATTATGGCAGAAGTAATCGCACCATACGTGCTAACCACTCGGCAGAGAGTAAAAGACAGACTCACCATTACGGTGACGACTTTCGATACCTTAATTGATCGACTCGTTTCGGCAGCAACTGATTTTATCGAGGGAGAATGCCAGCGACGCTTCAAGAGCACGACGTATGCCAACGAGGTCTATTCAATTTATGGAGCAAAACCAGAATATGTTTTTTTGAAGCAAGCTCCCATTTCTGCAATCACTTCTTTTCAATACAGATCCGGAACTCCCTCAAATCCGAACTGGACAAGCTTTCCCGTAGACAATTATGAGCTTCTCCAAGACGGTGCATCAGGCATCATCCGCGTGTATGGAGGCCTTTCAGGCAATCTGATGTTTTCCGGCATCAATAGCATTCGCGCAACCTATACCGCAGGGTATCTGATTGACTTTGCCAATGCAGGCACGGCAACGCATACGCTTCCGTTTGATCTCACTGATCTTTGCGAGCGACTGACGATCAAGATGTTTAAAAAGCGCGAGGGAGAGGGTCGAGCCAGCGAATCATACGAGGGCGGCAGCGTCACATGGAAGGATCTGCTTGATGAGGCAGACAAAATGACAATTGGCCGCTATCGAAGAAATCCGCAATTTATATAAAAACCATGTCGCACATTGTTGAAATCGAAATTCCGAATCTACCCGCGCTCAAACAAGCATTCCGCGATTACGAGAAAATCAGCGAACCGATTCTGGAGCGCGCAATTCATGCGTCAGCCGCAATTTTGGCAAAGCATTCCACGCGCCCGACAGTTCCTTTCAGGACAGGACGCCTCATCCAGTCGTTCGTTGCACAATTCGGAAGGCTGCAAGCGCGATGGTCGCCAACGGTACGTTACGCGATTTACGTCCATGAAGGCACGCGGCCGCATATCATCCTCCCGCGCATCAAAAAGGCGCTTTGGTGGGAGGGAGCGCTGCATCCAGTGCGACGGGTCCAGCATCCTGGCACGAAAGCCAATCCGTTCATGCAGCGGATCGCAAATCAATCGCAACCAGAGATAGAAGGAACATTTGTGCAGGCGCTCGATCTCATCAATAGGGAGATTGCCAACCGCACCAATATCCGATAATGCCTATGCCTATTGCATCTATAAAAGCACAAATAAAAGCAAACCTTGACGCGCTGGTGCCAGCGACGCTTGGAGAGGTGCAGGAAGATGATTTCAAAACCAGTATATTCGACCGCGATTTCGGCAAATTTCCAGTGGCGATTCTTACCACGCCGGAGGTGGCTGGCGATTATTTGACCAACCGAGAGAACATGCGCATGTATCATTTCAATATCATTGTTGTTCAGAAACAAGAAAATGTTTCGGGTGTAGCTGATATTGAAACATTGATCGAGTTGCTGCTGAACAAGTTCGATAACGATCCGACTCTTGCTGGCGCCGCAAGCGGCGGAGTGGAGCCATCCAGCTCCGTGCCGGAAGCGATCATGTCGCGCGGCAAAACATATATTGCTTTTGCGATCTCCATCAAGATCCGCGAATCCGTAACGCTAACATTTACATAATCCTATGCAGACACAATCTCAAAACAAAATGATGCATGCCGATGATGCGAACAATAAAGACGAAACTTTGCTTGAAGAGTATCACTTCGCGGGAGCGGGCGAGTATATGCCGCTTACGATTCTCGCTAAAAGTCGTGATCAAGCGGAGGAATGCTGGCGGAAGCAAAGAGTAAAGGTCGAACCAAGCCAAATACTATCAACCAACGAATAATAAAAAACCATGGCAAAAGGATTAGGACGTTTATTCCAATTTGGCATCGCGCGGGAAACCACGCGCGGCACGGCTATCGCATCAGCTGCGTTCTGGCTGCCGTTTATGGAATTTGCGCTCGAGGAGAAAGACGAGAAGGCGATAGACGAGGCAACAATCGGCGTCATTGAAGATTCGATGGGTCAATCCATCGTCAAGCAGTGGGCGGAAGGAAATATCAAAGCACTCATCAGCGACAAAACATTTCCGTTGTTCCTTGACGCGACTCTAGGTTCGCTTTCGACTGTTGCCGGAAGTCCGGAAGCCGGCACGAACACGCATACGATCACAGTGGCGCAAAACGCGCAGCACCAGTCGTTAACGCTGTTCGTAAAGGACCCGCTTGCGGCGCAGGATTACAGCCACGCGCTGGGGGTGATTACGGGGCTTGAGATAAGTTATCAAGCAGGTAAATTTCTTGAATTCACGGCGAATCTCAAATCAAAGAAAGGAGCTGGGGGATCTTTTGCGGCGACCGCGAATACCGAGAATCGCTTCACGCACAAGCACTTCACTTTCAAACTTGCGACAAACCTCGCCGGGCTTGGCGCCGCATCAGCGCAAAACATCCGCTCCCTCTCCTTGAAGATAAACACCAACGTGGAAGATGATCTTGCGCTGGGTTCCGTTGCGCCAATTGATTTTCTCAATAAGCAGTTCTCCATCGAGGGAACGCTTGAGGCGATCTGGCAGAATGAGTCGGACTTCAAAACATTCGTGCTCGCGGGGACGCAAAAAGCAATGCGGCTTGATCTGAAAAATACCGATGTCATCATCGGCACGGTTACCAATCCGCAGATCACGATTGATCTTGCCAAAGTCATCTTCAAAGAAATCATGCGACCCATCCGCATCAACGACATCGTGAAGCAGACGCTCGCATTCAGGGGGCATTACTCAACGAGCGATGCAAAAGCGATCACGATCTCGGCAGTCAATGCGCAATCATCTTATTAATCAATCACTATGGAAATACCGACCACAACATTGCAAACTCCCTGCGGCAAAGAAGTTGAGATGAAGACATACATTACCGCAGGAGAGCGGAACAAACTTAGAGCTGTATTTTTAGAGCATGCAAAAATTGATCCCCAGCAAGGCGGGAAAATTGAGTCAATCGGCGGGGAAGTCCTTGAAAAAGCCGAGCACGCGCTTATTCAGATCGCATTGGTTTCCTATGACGCCAGTCCGGAGCGCATTCTTGATCGCCTGCTTGATGCCACGCCGGAAGAGTATGATTTTGTAGTCCAGCAGGCAAACAAGCTTGAAAAACTGGGTTTTCAGAGGGCGAAGTAGAGTACGAATGGCAGCGCTACTTCGCTATCGGCAGAGTAGAGCTTACGCCGGAGATGGCTGCTGCCATTCTTTGCCGGGAAATCGGCTGGACATGGCAAGAATATGAAAATCAGCCGTCTTGGTTCATTGATATGCTGATGGCGATGCTGAAAGCAGAAGGAAAAGAGATGCAGCGCCGAATCAAAGACCAGCGCTCATAAATGCGTTGATTGCAACAAGGATGATTCCGCCCGCGACTATCATCATGGTCAATCCAATTGCGAGCTGCCTCCACGTGTACCTTGTCTTTTCCTCAGCAGGAATGTCTTTATAGAGTTTGAAGCTTTGCATACCAACATTGGAACATAGAATCATGGCTGATACAACATCACAATTGAGCATTTTAGTTCGAGTCCGGGACGAAGCCTCGGCCGCGTTGTCGCGCCTATCCAGTGACATTTCGGAACTTGGGGGCAATCTCAATTTTGCCGGCGATAAGGCAGGCATACTCGCCGGTGCGCTTTCCGCGATTAGCACGACTGCGGTGGTGAAAAATGCTATTGAAGCATTTGCTGATGCCGAAGCAAAAATGGCATCGTTTGATGCGATCATAAAAACTCTTCCGCCATCGCTTCAAAGATATCGCGATCAGATCTTAAGCGTTGCGAATGATGCGCTCATGAAATTTGGTTTTGACAATGAAGAAGCTGCGCTCTCACTCGGCCGCCTTCTGCAGGCAACATACAATGCTCCCGAAGCATTCCACGCCTTCAATACAGCCATGGATCTTGCAAGGGCAAAGCATTTGAGTCTTGAGGAAGCCACGCAACTTCTCATTGTAGCGTTCATGGGTGGGGGAAGAATCCTCAAGCAGTATGGCATTGACGTTGATAGCCATGCGAGCAAAGAAACAATCCTTGCCGCAATCACTCAAAAGCTCGCTGGTCAAGCTGAAGCGTATAGCCAGACATTACAAGGCCAGCTCGGCATCACCAAAGGAATTATTCATGAAGTCTTTGAAGCTATCGGGGCCCAGCTGGCGCCCGCGATTGAACTGGTTACCGGACAAATAATCCAGTGGATTAAAACGCAGGGCGGCATCAATGCGATACTTGAAAAGCACGCTACATTGATTACGGTTGTCGGCGGGCTGCTCTTGGGAATTTTGCTCGCTGGTTTTGTAGTGGCGACTGCAGCCGCTCTTGCATTGATCGGAACATTTGGCACTCTCCTCGCTTGGTTTGCCGCAATTGCCGGCGGAGTCATTTTCTTTGCGGCGCTCTGGCATTTTTATTGGGATGATGTTCGCAACTTTTTCATGAGTGTATGGAATGGCATCAGAGATTTTTTCGCGAGCATCTGGAACACAATGCTCAATACTGTTTCAAACGCAGTCAGTTCAATGCGAGGATATCTGCAAAGCGTTGTTGATTTTTACAATAATGTAAAAAACA